GGCGCGATCATCGTCAAGAACCTGGTCGAGGCGGCGACCAACGTCATTGCCTTCCTCGCCGATGCGGCGATCACGACGGCGCGCGCGCTGAGCGCCGACCTCGGTGGTGCGTTCGGCATCCTCGCGAAGACCTGGGACGCGCTGAAGGACAAGGGGCCGATCGAGGCCTTCAAGACCTACCAGCAGGAGGCATCCAAGTTCGTCAAGGGCGAACTGCGCCAGATCGCCGACCTCCCGGGCCACCTGAAGGCCGGGCTGAAGTCGATGACCACGGGCGTGGCCGATTCGCAGGCCGACGTCCAGAAGGCGCTGAAGGCGCTCTTCAACCCGGCCGACAACGCGGCGGCGAAGGCGGTCAAGGACACGGGCGCCGAGGCTGGCAAGGCGAGCGCCGAGGGCAAGCGCCTCGCGGCCATCCTGCGCGACCTGCTATCGCAGGACGGCAACGGGAAGACGAAGAAGGCGATCGCCGGCGTCATCGATTCCGCCGACCTCGCGGTCGATGCGATCAAGCGCCAGCAGACCGCGCTCGACGACCTGTTCGAGCACAGCAAGGTTTCGATCGCGGACTACTTCGCGAAGAAGAAGGCGCTCGCGCTCGAGGCTGTCGACGCCCAGATCGCCCAGGCGGAAGCCGAGGCGAAGACCGCGACCACCACGGATGCGCAGTCGGCAGCGCTGACGAAGATCATCAAGCTCCAGCGCGACCGGGCGGAGATCGGCCCCAAGGTCGCCGAGGAGCAGGCCAAGGCCGAGGAGGACCTGCAGAAGCAGCTCGACGGGGTGTTCATCCGCCTGCTAGAAGCGCAGGGGAAGACGGTCGAGGCACGCAAGGCGCAGCTCGAGGAAGAGTTCAAGGACCTGATCACGAAGTTGGAGGCCGACGGTGATGCGGCCGGCGTCGCGATCGTCCGCAAGCTGATCAACGTCGAAGCCGCGAAGGCGCAGCTCGATCAGTTCCAGAGCGAGAGCGACAAGGTCTTCAGCTCGCTCCAGAACACCGAGACCTCGCTCGCGTCGCAGTCTGGCGCAGGCCTGCTCGGTGGCATGGAGGCCGAGAAGCAGATCGACGCCGCGCGCACGGCCGCGCTGTCCCGCTTGCGCGAACTCCGTCAGGCAGCCCTTGATTACCTGAAGACCCTCGCCCCGAGCAGCCCGGAGGCGCAGCAGACGATCCAGTACCTGCAAACCCTGCAGGGCCAGATCGGCGAAGTGGTCGCATCGCAGCACACGATGCTGCAGCAGTTCGAGGACTCGGCGCAGGGTGCGCTGGCAGAGTTCCTGACCGATGCAGCGCTCGACTTCCGCAACGCCGGCGAGGCTGCGCGGCAGTTCGGGCTGAACGTCGCGCGCGCACTGGCGCAGTCGGCTTCCGCCGCACTCGCCAAGCGTGCGATCAGTGGGCTGACCACCCTGTTCGGTGGCGGCAAGGACCAGGGCGACGCGGCGGCGGGAGAGCAGATTGCTGCGGCTGCCGCGGCGGGTTCCGCGTACGCCGCACCGGTGGCGACGGGTGCAGCGGCGCTGTCGACGGCGGGCGGCATCGTCGCGTCGGCGGGCAGCGTGATCATCCAGGGCGCCATCCAGCTGCAGGCCGCGGCTGCGACGCTCCTGGCGGCGAACTCGGTCGGCGCGGTCGCCAGCGTGGCGCACGGCGGCGGCACCGCGGGCGCGAGCCTGTGGATGACACGCAACGTGAGCCCGATGCTGTTCGGGGCCGCGCCGCGCTATCACGGGGGCGGCATCGCGGGCCTGCGCAGCGACGAGGTGCCGGCGATCCTGCAGCGAGGCGAAGTGATCCGCACGCGCCAGCAGGAGCGGGCGCTGCAGGATCGTCTGAACGGCTCGGGCGCCGCGCCGATCCGCAGCATCGTCGTCTTCAGCGAGGAAGAGCTCGCGGACGCACTGTCCGGCCCGGCCGGAGAACGCGTCGTCGTGACGCATGTCCGCCGCAATCGCGGAGCAGTGTCCGGTGGCTGATCCGGTTCCCTGGACATTCGGGTGCGGTGGCGACTACGCCGAGGAGTGCGCCTGGCTCACCGACCTGATGCAGGCGCCCACCGGCGGCACGCAGCATCGCTGCCTGCGGCCGTCACCGCGTGTGACGGTGTCCTTCTCCGCGCTCGAGTCCGGCAGCAGCCGGCGCTGGTTGGACCTGCAGCTGCGCGCGAACAGCGCGGGCACGTGGCAGGTTCCGATCGGGATCGATCGGCGCAACCTCACCGCACCGGCGGCGGCCGCTGACACCAGCCTCGTCGTCAGCACGACGGATGCGCGCTTCGTCGTCGGTGGCTATGCGATGGTCGTCGGCGAGGATGATCCGCGCCGCTTCGACCTGTGCCAGATCGACGGCATCGCGAGCGGCTACCTGGCCCTGACCGGTCCGCTGGTCTACGACTGGCCCGCCGGCACGCCGGTCTATCCCGTGCGCAAGGGCATGCTCGCCGATGTGCCGACGGTCTCGCGTTTCACGAGCGACGACTCCGACCCGGTCGACCTGCGCTTCCAGTTGCTGGAGGACCTCGACACCGATCCAGTGGTGCCGGGCTCGACCTATCGCGGCTTCCCCGTCTTCGACTTCATCACGCCGGTGTGGACGACCGATCCGGCGTGGGTGCCCGATCGGCTCACGTCCACGCTCGACGATGACGTCGGGGTGCCGCTGATGACCGACCTCCCGGGTGTCGCGCTCGGGAAGACCACGATGCAATACGCGCCGGCCACGCCCACCGACATCGTGGCGTTCCGCGGCGCGCTCTATGCGCTGTGCGGGCGATGGTCGCCGGCATGGGTGCCGAGTTGGACGCAGGACCTGCGCGTGGTCGCAGCGGTGTCTGCCGGCGCAACACACGTCGACGTCGAAGGTCCGCTGCTGTCGACGCTGCCCATCGATGCGAACCACCGGGACATCCGGATCGCGCTGCAGGACGGAACCATCCTCTACCGGCGGATCGTCTCGGTGTCGGTGCAATCCAGCACGGTTGATCGCCTGACGTTGGACAGCGCGCTTCCGGCCTTCGCCGTCGCCGACGTGGTCCTCGCCTGCTTCATGGGGCTGTGCGTGCAGGACAGCGACGTCGTCACCCTGAACTACCTCGACCCGACGGCGCTCGAGGCCGAGGTCGTCTGGCGGGAGCTCGACCATGAGCTTTGATGCCAAGGAAAAGTCGCGTTTCCTCGGCAAGCCGATCCACCTGTTCCGCTTCGAGCGGCAAGGCTTGGTGTGGCGCTTCGCGACGGGCACGCGCGACCAGGTGCGTGGCGGTGTCACGTATCTCGCCTCGGGCATGACGCGCGGGGAGCTCGAGCAGACTGCCGAGCGCGTCAAGAACCAGGTGCGCATCACGCTGCCGTACCTGAAGGATCCGGCGCGGTCCGCGGACTTCCCGGTCACGCAATCGCTCGGCGACAACTGGAACCCGTATCCGCCCAGCGACACGATCCGGGTGATCTGCCTGGCGACGCACGACGGCGAGACCGACCCGCCGATCGTCGAGTGGATGGGCATCGTCGTCCAGCCCGAGTTCACCGACACCCTGCTGACGCTGACCTGCGAGCAGGGCAACTCGATCGCGAATGCGGTGAACCAGGGCCCGAAGTGGCAGAAGGGCTGCTGGAAGACGGTCTATTCGACGGGGCCGCGCGGGTGCGGTCTCGACCCCGATGCTTTCGCGGTGTCGACCACGATCGAGTCGGTCGCCGGTTCGACGGTCACGGCTTCCGCGTTCGCCTCGGCGCCTCTCGCCCTCGATGGCGGGTGGTTGGAATGGACGCGCACGGACGGGCTGGTCGAGCGCCGATCGATTCGCGCGCACAGCGGCTCCAACCTGGTGCTCTGGTATGGCAGCGCTGACCTCGTGTCGGCGCTCGCCGTGGTGGCGCGGCCAGCGTGCGCGCAGACATGGGACGCGTGCGCGGCGCGGTTCCCGGATCCGGAAAACCACTACGGCGGCGCGATCTACAAAAACATCAAGCCGGCCACTGGGGATTCGATGTCATGGGGCTGACGATGCAATTTCGGCGCCTGCGGCACGTCTGGACCTGGCGCGTGCGGTACTGGTGGATGGACACCGAGGACGGTGCACGCGCGCACGTGGCCGTGCTGTGCCTGGCCGTGCTCGTGGTGATCTTGCAGTTGATCCGCATGGCCGTTTCGGCGCTGGTGCCGCCGCCGCCGGGAGAGCCCCAGAAGGCAATCATCTGGTGGGTCGTGCAGATCATCCTGCTGATCGTGTCCGCGATCATTTCGTACGCGCTGCGGCCGAAGCCGAAGAACGCGGCGCCAACCGAAGGCACCGGGCCGACCACGGAAGACGGGCAGGCCGTCATTCGCTACTGGGGCGTGTGCTGGGTCGACGACACGTTCCAGCTCGCCTGGAAGATCGTCGGCCGCGATCCGATCAAGGCCAAGGGCGGCAAGTGATCGTCACCGCGCGGCACCTCTTCACGATCCCCGGATACAGCGCACGGCCCGGCTTCTGCCGGCCGAAGGCGCGCGCGTGGGCAGCACAGCACGGCTTCGACTGGAAGGACTTCGTGCGCAACGGCATCGACGCGGAAAAGCTCGAAGCGACGGGCGACGGTTTCGCGCTGGCGCTGGTGGCGTGGGCGCGCGAGTGCGAAGCGCAGGAGCAGGCGCATGGGTAAGTCGTCGAAGCCGACCATCGGCTACTGGTATCGGCCGGCGTATCACCACGGCCTCACGATCGGCCCCATCGATGCCTTCCTGGAGTTCCGTGGCGGCGACAAGGTCGCCTGGCAGGGCGAGCTCACGGCCAGCGGCACGATCAGCGTCAACGCGCCGAACCTGTGGGGCGGCGAGAAGGATCAAGGCGGCATCGTGGGCGACCTCGCCGTGATGTTCGGCGAGCCGACGCAGGTGCCGAATCCGTATCTCGTCTCGGTGTTCGGCAACCAGACCGCAGCATGGCGAGGCTTCGCGACCGTCGCCTTCCTTGGTGGTCGCTACGGCGCGATGAACCCGTACCCGCAGCCGGCGAGCTACAAGATCCGGCGCATCCTGCAGGGCTGGGATGGCGATGCTGCCTGGTACCCAGAGAAGGCGCCGATCCCTGCCGGCAGCGACTCGTCGACCTCTACGCACTTCGCCATCGACGACGACTGGTCCTACCACACCGAGCCGCCCGACAGTACGGCGGACTATTCCAGCCCGGGCTACGACGACAGCGACTGGCTCGTCGGCCCTGGCGGCTTCGGCACGGCGTGGACGCTGGGCGTCGTGCAACCGACGGGGACGAGCCTCCCCGCAGGGTTCAACAATCAGATCTGGGTGCGCAAGCACCTGACCGGGCTGAGCGGCGGAGACGTGGTCATCCGCGTCTACCACGACGATGCCTGCACGGCATGGTGGAACGGCGCCGTTATCGCGGGGACGCCTACGTTCGGCACGTTCGACGTCACCGTTCCGGCCGACCAGGTCACCGGCGATGACGTGCTCGTGCTGAAGGTCGTCGACAGCGCCGGCGGCGGAAACATCTACGTCGGCGCGACGATCGACTCGACGGTGAACACCACCGCGCCGCGCTACATGAACCCGGCGCACGTGCTCTATGAGGCCCGGACCAATGGCGACATGGGCCGCGAGCCGGTCGAGAACATCAACGACGCGAGCCTGACAGCGGCCGCCGACACCCTCTACGCCGAAGGCTTCGGCATCTGCCCGCAACGGAACCCGGCGAACGAAAGCGTCGAAGACTTCGAACAGCGCATCTGCAAGCTAATCGGCGGCAGCTTCTCGCGCAGCCCCGAGGACGGACAGTGGTATCTCGACCTCGCGCGCGGCGTGTACGACTTCGACGCGCTGCCGATCCTGACCGACGACGACATCCTCGAGTTCAAGGAACAGCCTGCGACGTTCGAAAACGCCATCAACAGCGTGAGCGTCAAGTATTTCGACCCGGAGAAGAAAGAGGAGATCGTCACACCGCCTGTGCGCGCGCTCGGCCTGGTCGCCACGTTCGGCACGATCCACCAGACCTACGAATACCCGGAGATTCCGACCGACGTCCTCGCCAACCGCGTGGCGCTTCGCGAACTTTTCGCCACAACGACGCCGACGCGTGGCTTCGAACTCGTCACAACCCGGGCAACCTACGCCTGGCGTCCGAACCAGTATTTCCGGCTGCAGGCGCCAAAGCGCGGCATCGCCGACATGGTCTGCATCGTGGGCGAGAAGCAGAGCGGCACGCTGCGCTCCGGCGCGATCCGCCTGAAGGCGGCGCAGGACATCTACAGCCTGCCGGCGACCAGCTGGGTGCAGGTCGAGCCAGGCGTCGACCCGAGCCCATCGCAGACGCCGGCCCGCATCACGCTCGAGCGCGCGTTCGAGGCGCCCTACGTGCAGGCCGTGGCGAGCATGACGAGCAGCGAGTTCGCTGCGCTGTCCGCTGACGCTGGCTTCGCGGTGGCCGTGGCGGCTCCGCCGGCGCGTGAGCTCGACTTCACGATGATGGTGGCCCCAAGCGGTGGCAGTTACGCAACGGCGGGCGATGGGGAGTGGGCTGCGACGGCCACTGTCAACGAGACTGCCGGCAAGACCGACACCGACTTCACCCTCGGCGCCGGCATTCGACTCGAACACGTCACCGTCGGCATGGGCGTCCTCTGGGATGGCGAGATCGGGCGCGTCGACGCGATCGACGCAGATGCCATGACCATCTCGATCGCCCGGGGGTGCGCCGATACGGTACCGGTGGCGCATGTGTCGGGCACGCGCCTGTGGTTCTACGAGGTAGGCTTCGCCTTCGACGCGACCGAATACACGGACGGCGAGACCGTCGACGTCAAGCTGCTGAGCAACACCGGCAGCAAGCAGTTGCCGCTGAATTTCGCAACGCCCATGCCGCTCACGTTCGCCCTGCGCCTGGCGCGGCCGTATCCCCCTGGCAAGGTGCAGATCGGCGGAGTGGAGTGGCCGGTGTCCGTGACAGGCGCCTTCACAGTTACGTGGGCGCACCGCGATCGCGGCCAGCAGGCCGACCAGCTGATCGACACCCAGGCGGCGAGCATCGGGCCCGAGAGCACCGTGCGCTACGGCTTGCGGTTCGAGGACGCGAGCACGGCAGCGGTGATCGCGGAGCGCACCGACCTCGGCGACACCGATGCGGACGTGCAGCTCGGTGCTTCGGCCCCAGCCAGCGTACGCATGAAGCTCTGGGCCATCAGCGACAACGGCGAGAGCTGGCAGACGCACGAGCACGTCTTCAGCTTTTCCGGTGGCAGTGGTTCGCCTTCGATCGACGGCGTGGACTACATCCCGCCGCCGAGCGATGTGATCGTCGACGGCAACGATCCGCCGCCGGGCTCAGGTGGTACGCCACCGACGCCGGATCCGGGAGGCGTGGGCACTGCGGGAACGCCGCCGACGCTGACGATCGGCGCGACGGTCATCGACCCGTGCGCGAGCCCGTACAACGCGAGCCCGAGTGCTTCGGCCGCGGCGAACTCGGCCGCGTTCAATGCGGCATTTGCCGCACTGCCTGGGGGCGGCGGCACGGTAGAACCGTCCATAGACGGCACGTACCAGATCGACACCTCGAACACGATTTCGCCGGTGTCGAACTCGAGGCTGCGCCTGCTCAGCGGTAAGAAGCTCAAGGCGGCTTACTCCTCGACGGTGACATCGCCATCGGTGCACCGCACCGTAATCACCATCTCTGGCGTGCATGACGTCGAGATCATCGGCGGCCAGATCACCGGTTATCGCGCCGAGTGGGCGGCGAACGGCGGCGCCGCGGTGTTCGGTCGGTCGGAGTGGGCACACGGCATCGGCGTCGGCTCTGGTGCGACCGACGTCAACATCCTCAACATCTCGATCGACAATTGCGTGGCGGACGCCATCAGCATCGGGCGCCTTGCGAGCCACGTCTACATCGACAACTTCAAGACCTCGAATAACCGCCGGCAGGGCATCAGCAACGGTGGTGACTACGTCACGGTCGACCATTTCGACATCAGCTACATCGGCGGCAGCGACGGAACCGCGCCGATGGCGGGCATCGACAACGAGGTCGATCTGCCGGACACGAACGAATCGACCAACATGGTCATTCGGAACGGACGCATCCACCACTGCAGCGGGCCTGGCATCCAGTTTTACAAGAACTGCAACGACGCGACGGTCGACAACGTCATCAGCGAATACAACGTTAAGGGCATCTACGCCTACAACAGCACGGGCGTGACGGTCCAAGGCGCGACGAAGCTGCAATACAACAAGTACGAAGGCTTGCATCTGGCCGGCACCTGCTCAGGGTGGAACGTGCGCGCCGACTTCTTCGACAACAAAACGAAGCAGTACGGCGCGCCTTCGGGCGGCACGACCACCTCGCCGGGCTCGACGCTGAAGGCGAAGAACGTGACCGTCGCGTCGACCTCAACCGCGCCCGCGTATGACCCGACGACGACCTGGGGCGCGACCTGATGGCTGGCACGGTTTACTACCGCTTCCTCATTCGCGCCTACACGGCAGACGAGTGGACCGCGTCGAACGGAATCCTGCTCGAGCGTGAGCTTGGCATCGAGACCGACACGTTGCGCGGGAAATTCGGCGACGGCAGTACGCCGTGGAACGATCTCGAATACAGCGTGCTCGGCTTGGGGCAGATCGACCAGTCGACGCTTGCTGACGGCAACACGCTCCAGTGGGACGCAATCACCAGCACCTGGCGCTGCGTGGTGCCGGCGAGCTTCGTGCCGACGCTCGTGCCGGATGCCACGACCTTCTTGATTCCCGAAAACAAGCAGGCGCTTTTCGCGCTTCCTATTGAACTGGCAGGGTCGTCGAGCATCGAGTTCGACGGCGACCTGATCGAGGTGGCCTGATGTCGTTCACGTTCCTCAAGCGTCTGGTCTCAAGCATCCCTACGCCCGCGGCGGGAAAGGTGACGGTCTTCATCGACTCGGCGACGGGCCTGCCGCGTTACAAGGACGAGACAGGTGTCGATTTCAGCCTCGGCACGGCGTTCACTGGCGGCAACCTATCAACGGCGGTCAACTGGAAACAGTTCGCCGCGATCGCCTCAGGAGCCACGACGGACATCGGTGGCGCCGCGGGCAACTTCGGCCACATCACTGGATCGGCGACGATCAACAGCCTTGGCACGGCGCCACAGGGTGGCGCGTTGCGAGTGGTCGTGTTCGATGGCGCCTGCACGCTGACCCATGACGCCACCAGCCTGATCCTCCCAACGGGCGCAAACATCACGACGGCGGCGGGAGACGTCGCGGAGTTCGTTTCCGACGGTTCGGGCGCCAACTGGCGCTGCACCGGCTACCGTCGCGCCAATGGCCAGGCGTTGGCCTCCACATCTCCACCCAGCGACATCATTGTCGCCCTCGGCGACGAGACCACGGCGATCACCACCGGCACCGCGAAGGTGACGATTCGCGCGCCGCGCGCAATGACGCTCACCAAGGTAAAGGTCTCGCTCACCACGGCCAGCAGCTCGGGGTTGCCGCAGTTCGACGTGAAAAAGAACGGCACGTCGATCTTCAGCACGAAGCCGACGATCGACGCCACCGAGAAGACGACGGAAACCGCCGCCACGCCTGCTGTGTTCACGGGTGGTTCCACCATCGCCATCGCGGCGGACGACGAGCTCACCTTCGACATCGTCGCCGCCGGCACTGGCGCGGCGGGCGCCAAGGTCACCCTGGTTGCGACCTCGCCGTAATGGCTTCGATCATCGTTCCCAAGCGGTCACTGATCCTGCCGGCGGGATCGCGTGGCGGCCTCGTGCTTCCGCGCCGCCAGCGCGGCTTCATGCTCGTCAACCCAGCGCGCTTCGGCAACAACGGAGGAGATCCGTACTTCTCCAGCGTGCAGTTGTTGATGCACATGGATGGCGTCGACGGTTCCACGACGTTCACCGACGTCACCGGCAAGACCTGCACCGCCTCTGGAAACGCGCAGCTCGACACGGCGGACAAGAAGTACGGCTTGTCCTCAGGGCTGTTTGACGGATCCGGTGATGTCGTTACCTGCGGCGCGACCACCGATTTCCCGTTCACGTCAGACTTCACCATCGAGTGGTGGGCGAAGGCTAACAGCGGCGCCGACCGCTGCGTGATCTCCAAGCGCTCGACGGGCTCCGTCGGCTGGGCAATCGAGATGCGATCGACCGGAGCGCTGTGGCTGCGCGCCCTGGTGGACGGCACCTATTCGGACACGCGCTTCACCACCAGCACAGGCGTCTTCAGCTTCGGCGTGTGGACGCATATTGCACTCACCCGCAGCGGCCCGACGTACACGTTCTGGGTCGGCGGCTCGTCGGTCGGCACCACGACGTTCAGCACGGGCGCGATCCACAGCGACTCGGCTGCGCAGCTCCGACTGGGATCGGCAAACACGATCGGCGAGAACTATTACTCGGGCTGGCTGGATGAGGTCCGCGTCACCAACGGCGTCTGTCGTTACACGGGCACATTCACTCCGCCGACAGCAGCGTTTCCCGACTTCTAGCGAATCCCTGCGCCGCACTGGCGCTGATGTGGTTCGCGTCCCAATAGAGGGAGTAGCCGTCCCGCATCATTGGGCAGACAGTTGGCGTGCAGAAGAAATCGGCCGGATCGATGTATTCGGCCTTCGGATAGCGCGCCAGGATGCGCTGGATGTAAGCGCGCACCGGGGCGGCCCTCTCGTCGTACTCCGCACGTGGGATCGTGCACGGGGCGAAGTCGCCGACGCGGATGCAGGCCTGCGGAACGACGTGCAGCTCGGGTGTCGGGCCGACCACGATGACGTGCTGACCATTCAGCGCGGCGAGCGCCGATTCAAAATCGCGGCGCTCATCTATCCCACCAAGCCGGCGCAACCAGAAGCCGCCGAGGATGACCGTCGGCGCCTGCCGGGCAATCGGCAGTGCCTTGGCGTTGAACTGCGCACACGCATCGTTCTGCGAGTGTCGCGTCGAGGCGATGCAGCCCGGCCACGTCAACTGATGCACGCGGCCGTAGCGTTCCGCGAGCGGCTCCCATGCCTTCGCGTGCGAATCCCCCCACAAGACGACATCCGCTTCGCAGGTCGCATCGACTCCCTGGCACCACGCGGATTCCTTCGGGCCATCCAGCGCCGTGCGGACGGATAGGCTGTCACTGCGTAGCAGTGCGTATTCGGTCGCCCCGGAACAGCCCGCCAGCGCCAGGCATGCCGCAAGCCCTACGCCGATCGCCTTGAAGGACGGTGCGCGATTACGGCGGAATGGCGTCTCCACGAAGCGATACGACAGCGCGGCGAGGATGAAAGCCGCGCCGCACAGCAGCAGGTTCGCCCACAGCGGCGGCGGGTCCATGCTGTACGCCTTGGCGAGCGCCAGCAGCGGCCAGTGCCACAGGTAGAGGCTGTAGGAGATCAGGCCGACGTAGCGCACCGGGCGCAGCTCGATCGTCGCGATCCGCAGACCACCGTGCGCCGCGTGCAATACCAACGCCGCACCCAGCACTGCGGGAACCGCTCCCGTGCCAGGGAAGTCGGGCAGCTTGACCAGCACGGCGATCGCGAGAAAGGCGAGGCCGGCATACGCCGCGATCGGCCGGCTGCGCTGCGGCGAAAGCGCGATCAATCCACCCGCGGCCAGCTCCCAGAAGCGGAACGGCATCTGGTAAAACGCGACTTCGGTGTCGCCCCAGTGCTGCGCGAGCGCGAATGAAGCAGCCCCGAGCCCAGCCAGCATCCATGGCCCGCGCCGGAGCCGCAGCAGGACGACCAGCAGCAGCGGCCACACGAAATAGAACTGCTCCTCCACCGCGAGCGACCACAGGTGCAGCAGCGGCATCTGCTCCGCGTTGGCGTCCCAGTAGCCTCCGGTAACGGCTTGGAAGTGGACGTTTGCGGCAAAGGCCATCGACGCCATCGCCGAGCGGTTCACGGCCATCTGCTGGTCGGCAGACAGAAGCATGGCAGCACCGGCCAAGGTCGCGGCCACGACAATCACCAGGGCCGGCAGGATGCGGCGCACCCGTCGTGCGTAGAACGCCGCGAAGTCGATTCGGCCCGTCTGCGCATGCTCGGCCGCCAGCATCCGGGTGATGACGTAGCCCGAGATCACGAAGAACACGTCCACGCCGACGAAGCCGGCCGGAACCGGAAGGCCCGCGTGGTAGGCGACGACCGCCAGCACGGCGATCGCGCGTAGGCCGTCAATGGCCGGTAGGTGCTTCATGGCGCGAACCCTAGCAGGCACGGCCGCTTCGCGCCTGTAGGAAAATTCCTCATTCCCCAGCGCGGCATTCCCTGATGCCGCACCGAAGGAGTACGCGGGAATCTAGCCGCACCGGCAACGCGCGCGCCTTCAGGCCATCCACCGCGCGGGCCCCTGCAGGGATGCCGGGGCTGCCGGGCTTACGCCGCCTCCGCGCTCAACCGCGCGGCGATCTGCTCGAACCGCCGGCGCTCCCGGCTCAGGGTATCGAGCGCGCGCATTTTCCCCTGCACGGCGCGCCAGTTCGACGCGGGCACGTGCTCCGCGCGGATCCTCATCTCCTCGGCGTGCAGCTCTGCCGCCTTCGCCTCCGCCCACGCTTTCTTCGTGGGGTACCGCATCCGTCTCGTGGTCATGGCCGAGAGGATGCCGGCGAGCGGTCGCACCGGCCGCGACGGCCCGGCCTACGATGGCGCCATGCTCTCCGCCTCCTACCGCTGGACCTTCGACGGGTCCGCTGCCTTCCTCGACTACAACGCCGGGAACGTCGCCTCGGTGCGCCAGGTGGGCGGGAAGTGGCAGACCCGGATCCAGTGGGCAGGCCACATCCATATCGGGCCCTGCGGGTCGATGGAGCAGGGCCGGCGCTTCATCGAGCGGTGGGTCGAGAAGCGATCCGGGCCGCCTGGACTGCTGGCCAAAGGACCGCGCTGGTACGAGGATCCGCAGCGGGAACGGCGGGCGATCGAGGCAGTGTTCGGTGGCGCGTTCAGCCCCGGCATTGCAGTGCAGCAGGGCGACCCGTATCATGCGCGCCTCAGCGGAATACGGACCGGCTCTCGCAGATAGAGCACGGATCCTGCCCCCGCTACCACGCCTATCTGCGAATGATGCGAAGCGGCAACCTCGGCAACGGGGTTGCCGTTTTCGTTTCTGACGACCACGCGCTCGCCTAGAAGGTCGACCACCGCGGCGCGCGCGGCTGGCAGGTTCCGACTCTTCTCGCCCAGGGCGTCCACCATGCGCTGCCAGCGCTCACGGGCGCGCGGCACGATCGCTGCCGGCTGGGCGCCGCGCATCCCATCGAGCTCGCGCTGCGCGCCGCGTACGGCCGCCTCGGCCTGCTCCAGCGCCTGCTTCGTGCTCGGCGTGATGATCCCGGCACGGATGGCGGCCATGATGTTCTCGACCTCCCTCTGCGCGTCAGCCAGGCGCCGCTTCGCCGCCTCGGCATCGGGCGCCGCGCGCTTCACGGCGGCCGTCAGGGCGCGCACGTAGCGCTGGAAGGCGTCCTCGCTCAGGAAGTCCTGCCGGATGCCGGCCAACATCGCGTGCTCGGTGTCGGCGCGGGACAAGCGCAGCTTGCTCGAGCACGTGCCCCGGTCCTTCGCCGTGCTGCAGCCGTAGTTGTAGGCGTCGACCACGACCAGCGGCCCACCGCAGTCCTCGCAGCGCAGGATGCCGCTGAGCAGGTGGCGCATCGGCCGGCCCGCGCCGGCCTTGCCCCGCGTGGGCACGCTCTTGCGGCTGATCCGCGCCTGCGCGGCCTCCCAGACCTCGTCCGTGACGATCGCCAGCTCTGGGTGGTGCTGGTGCACCCACTCGGACGCGGGTCGCTCCTGGCGCACGCGGCGCCCCGTTTCCGGGTGCTTGATCCAGTGGCTGCGGTTCCAGATCGGGCGGCCGACATAGATCGGGTTCACCAGAATGCCGATCCCGCGCCGCGCGTCGCCGTGAATCGCGGTCATGGCCCAGGTGCCGCCGCGCGCCGACGGGATGCCATCGCGGTTCAGGCCGGCAGCGATCGCGCGCGCGGTGCTCCCGGCGAGGTACTCGGCGAATATCCGGCGCACGACAACCGCCTGCGCCTCGTCGATCGCGCGCTGGCCGACCGCGGTGATCCGGTAGCCGTAGGGCAGGCCGCCGGCACTCGATCCCGCCAGGGCGCGGCCGGTGAGGCCTCGGTGCGTCTTCTCGGCGAGGTCGTCGAGGTAGAGCTCCGACATCAGGCCGCGCAGACCGGTCTCGACCTTGTGACCCTTCCGCTGGGTGTCGACGCCGTCGCTCACGCCGATGAGGCGCACGCCGGCGAACGTCAGCCGCTTGATGGTCTTCGCGACCTCGATGCTGTCGCGCGAGAGGCGCGACTGATCGTCGACCAGGATGACGTCGAACCGGTGCGCATCGGCGAGCAGCTTCCGGTAGCCAGGGCGATCGCTGCGCGCGCCGCTGATGGCCGCGTCGGTGTAGACGACCGGCTCAGGCCAGCCGTGGCGCTCGCAGAGCGCGCGGATGTTGCGCAGCTGATCCTCGAGCGAGGCCTCGCGCTGCGAATCGGAGCTGTAGCGGGCGTAGGCGGCGGTGCGCATCAACGAGCCGCTTCCATCGCGGCGCGCCGGATGATGTAACGCAGATCGTTGGCGCATTCTCGGTAGATGCTGGCGGCCAAGCCCTCGCGAGAATTCTCCAGCAGGGCGGGGGTCAGACCGCTCTCCTCTTCGACGGCCTTAGCTTCCCATTCGGCGGCCAAGGCTTCGAGCTGTTCATGGGTTGGCATGGGCATGACTCCAAAGGCGATCGAGAGGTTAGGCGGCCTTGTCCAGATCGGGCAATGGCACCCGCTCCGTGCGCTCGGCCTCGGAAGCTAGGCGCTGCGCGGCTTCCTCGCGCAGATAATCCGCCGCATCCTGCTCGGCCAGGGCATCGATCCATGCCAACTGGGCGGGGGTCAGGCGGGTCACGCGGCTGCCCCGGCGGGTTCGTCCTTCGGGTTCACGATGCGCTCGCCGTTGCGGTCGCGCCACTCGTCGCAGACGCCGCGCGCGCTGACCTCGAAGTTGCCGAAGGTGCAGCGCTCGATCATGGCCGCCGGACCCATGCGCTTGCGAACCGGGACGCGGACGAGGCGCACGCAGCCGCTACGGCCGCGCACCTCACGCGCGACGGTGCGACGCTCGCGGCGGAAATAGAGGCAGTCGATGCAGCGTGGTGGCGCGGCGTCGTAGTCCTGCTCCCGCATGGCGCGCGCGATGCGCTCGGCTTCCTTCACCATGTAGTCGGCGTCGTTCATCGGAACCCTCGCTTCCAACCAGGGCGGCCCTTGCGCCTCATCTGCCAGCGCAAGAGTTCGCGCCGACGATAGGCCGGATCCAATGCTCGCAGCCATCTGCGAAGCGTCAGCTGGTCGCCCTGGCTCATGCTGAAGGCGAAGCTGATCGCTGCCTCGGAAGCGACCCGCGAGACACGCGACATCTCCTGCAGCGATTCGGTCGCGGCGATCAGTCCGGCTGCAGATCCGATCTTGCGGCCGTCGACCCATACGGTCACAGCGTCGGTGTGTAGCATTACGCTGCCTCCCGCCATGCTTCGATCGGCGTCCCGATCGACGGGCAGAGGCTCCCGTCGCCGACCGCCGGCCCTTCGTACGCAGATGCAGGCCCGGAGTGCGTGACGCGCTCCTCCGGAACGAAGTCGGGGTTTGAGCGGTAGCGATATCCGCGCGGCGGCTGGCCAGTCCGGAGCAGCTCGCCATCGCGCACCATCGTGCAGAGGATCTGGCTGATGCGGTTGCGCTCAGCCCAGTCGCCGCCCTCGGTGATCAGCTTCGCGATCGTGCCGCCTGGCATCCATTCGTCGCCCTCGGGCTGAGCCTGCAGCAGGTCGCGGATGCGCTGGCGGCGCTCTTCGATTTTCGTCATGCCGATGACTCCTTCATAGCCGCACCCGCGCCTGTTCCCACGCGCGCTGCACGGCGTCGAATTCGGCCGCGTCGCCACCGCGGTCCGGATGCGTGGCGCTTCGCCGGCGAAGGTAGTGCGCCTCGATGACGTGCATCGGCGCATCGGACGCAACGCCCAGCACATCCCACCACTTCCGCGTGCTCTCGTGCCCGAGCTGAGCGAAGCCGGTAAAGGCACGCTCCATCAGGTCAGAGGAGCCCCAGCGCTCGATGCCGCGGATCGCGTCGATCGTCTTTGTGATCGCGCGCATGTTGTCCTCGCGCCGCGCGAACTTGTCGCACGCCAAGACCATGTCCTTTCCCTTACGGCGAAAGTAGACCGCGATGCCTTCGTCATCGTGGCGCGGCTGATTCGCGTATGGGAAGCCATCCTGTCTGAGCTTGAGGTTGCTGCTGATAATCACGTTGCGCGCGCCGAGGCGTTCCAGCTCGGCGACCAGCTCGCGGTAGGCCTTCTCGGGCGTGACCTTGAACGGGCTCGGGCCGCGTTGCCAGCGCGGCGTGCGAGGCCAGCCTTCCGGCCAGGTGAGCGGGTAGCGTTGATCGGGCGAAGTCATGCAGCGTTGTCCTTCTTCAGGCGAGACGCCAAGCGGTGCCAGATGCGCCACCAGCGCGGCGTGCGCAGGTAGGCCAGCTGCGCCTCCGCCAGCTCCGCGCGCCAGCGGATGTCGGCCTTGCGCGGCTGCTTCATCCGCTTCGGCGGCTTGGGGAATAGCTGCGGATGCTTCACAGCGATCCCTTCGGCCCCTGCGGCGGCAGGCCGGCGCCAGGAGTCGCCCGCGGCGCGTGTTCGAGCGCGTTCGGCTTCGGCGCCTGCGGGATAAAGGAAGTCGGGCTCATGTTCTTCGCGCCCACCGCGTTGATCATGTCGACCTCAACGCGCGCGCTGTTGATGATGGCCTGTGCCACGTCGGCCACAGCCTTCGCGCGGTCGATAGGCATCGGCGCTTCTTTGTCGCGGAGCGCAGACAGCGTGCCGAACAGGTGCTCGCGCAGGGTTTCGATGGTGTTGCTCATGCGGCCTTGTCCTTTCGTGTGCGTCGGTTGATCTGGCGAACGACGGCGCCGCGGAGGCGAATCGCGTCGGCCACCGGCTTGGGATAGCGGGTGATGTAGCTGTTGCGCTTCATCAGCTCGGCGCGGGTGACAAGCTCCAGCCCGTCGACGGTGATGCGCTGCGGGTCGATGGTTCGACGACCGGGAAGGAAGACGACGGCGTGCCCGCGCGGCACCGGGCCGTTCGCCGCTTCCCACACCAGACGGTGCACGCCGACCCAGCGGCGCGCAGGGGCCAGAGTCGGGTCGTCGGTGACCTTGCGCTCGAGGTAGCCGTCCTTGCTGATGCGCTCGCTGCCGATTGGCACGTAGTTGTGCTGCGCCGCGCCGCGCATCTGCCCCCTCTTGAACTGCGTCCGACGACAGCCGGCCTGCACCCCGACGACGCCCTTCGTGCCCTTGCTCCAGGACGGCTGTCCCTTCTTGAACCGGTGCGCGACGCTCCGGGGATCGTGTCCGTTGAAGCGGCAGGCCTCGCCACTCGCCATGTATTCCGCCGACTTCTTCAGGCCAAGGACGGATACCGCTCGCTGGTAGACGGTGGAGGCCCTGCGATCGAGGTCTGCAGCGATCGTGGCCGTCGCCTCGTTCGGGTAACGCATGCGTAGCGTCGCGTCTTCGGACGGCGTCCACGGGCGGCGGTCCGACCTCCGCAGGCCCAGCAGCTTCGCGCGCGAGCGCACGGCCTTCTCGGTGCGCTTGAGCAGGAAGGCAAGGCGAGGCATCGGCGTGGTCGCGTACAGCGCCCGCAGCTTGTCCTCGGCGGCTGGTGACCACGCGCGCATCATACGCCCCGCACCTTCGCCATCTCGGCGTACTCGCGCAGCTCGTCCGGAAACGCCGCGGCGAGCTTGATCCGGTTGTAAGCGTCGGCCCGGATCCACGCTTCTGCCAAGGCGCTGACGAAGCCGTCACCGTAGCGGCGCATGGCGATCAGCGCGTTCTCGTATTCCTGCTCGGTCACGCGGCTTTCCTCTCGTGGTAGATGCGGCGCATGCGGTCGCGCGCGGCTTCCCGCTCGCAGTCGATGCACGCGTGGTGGCGGCCGTTGGCGCTGCGCGGGTGGCCCTTCGTATCGGTCCGCCGGTCGCGGTAGAACTCGCGGTCCAACTTCCAGATGCCGCAGCGGCTGCAGGACTTCATGCGGCACGCTTCCGCTGTTTCGGCAGCGGCTCCCACGGCTTCAGCGCCAGCGGGGCCGGCAGCACTTCGGGCTTGCGGCCGGTGCGCGCCATCCACTCGTCGGACGTCTCGAACCGCGGCTTCGGTGGCGCAACCTGGACCACCGACGGCGCCTTCGGTTGCATCACGATCGACTGCGCCGGCGTCGTGCGTTTCGCCACGACCTTCGGCTTCGGTTTCGGCTTAAGGGCAGGTGCGGGTCTCGGCTTCGCCGGCGCACTCGGGCGCGCTGCCTGGCGCTCCGCCACGGCCTTCAACTGCGCCGCGCGGAACTCTTCCCTGGTCGGAATGCCCTGCTTGCGCCGGCGCAGCGCTTCCTGCTCTCGGCGCCTGGCGACACGCTGATCGGGCGTCATCTTCAGCGACGCCACGGGCTCGCGCACGTAGCGGTACTTCAGGCTGCCCGCCTTGCCGGTCTTCTTCATAGTCCCATCGCGGCACATGACCGCGACCGACCAGTAGATGAGCATGCGCTCATGGCGGGTCTTCGCCTTGAACGCATCGGCGATGGCGCCGATCAGGCACGGACCGTTCGCCTTCACAAACGCGCGGATGGCATCGGCGCGAGTCATGCGGCTTCCGACTGTTCCGAGAGGCGAGATGGCGCGTCGGCCACGATCTTGGCCAGCGCGGCGCAGATGGCGGGGAAGTCCGCGCCGGCGTACAGCTTCGCCGCGCCGCGACGGGCGACGGGCCGGAAGCCGAGGCTCATCAGCCCTTCGACCGTGATCGACAGCGGGGCGAGGGCGGCGTTGATATCGCCGAGCTTGACCGGCGGAGAAGAGGTGGGCGGTTTCGCTATGGTCCTTCCCGGTTCTCCAGCCGCCCGAAGCTCTCCGGTGTAGTCGCCCTGGCCTCCACCGGCAGCGGGCGACTGCTGCACGGGTTCGATGGCCCTCTCGCTGACGTTCGTTTGCGCTTCGGCGGCAGATCGCTCGCGCTCAAGGCGCGCCGCTTCTTCCTGCCGGATACGCTCGCGTTCTCGCTCCAGCCGCGCGGCCTCGCGCTCCTGGTGCTCCCGGACGCGGCTGGCGATCAGGTTCGTGAGGTCGTCTTGCGCCTTGCTGTGCGCAAGCTGCACCGCATCGGCGAACAGGTGCCGGTGCTCGGCATGCTGCTCAAGGATGGCGACGTTCGCGCGCACGTGCTCGGCGCGCTGGCTGGCAGCGACCTTGGCGGACGCAGCAGCGCTGTCGACGGCGTCCCGCATGCTGGCGATCGACTTCTTGCCCTTGATCGCTGCGCCGATGTCTGGCGTCAGGCTCTGCGGCGGGTCGATCCGATACTGGCCGAGGGTCGCGTTGATCGCGTCGTAGTGCGCGCGCACTGCGGCCACGCCGGCGGCGACGATCTCTCCGCGGATCGACTCCTTCCGCGACTTGACCAGCTTGTCGAGCTCCAGGCGCTTCGCGCGCGCCTCCGCGCTGATCGCGTCGATCGTGCGGAACAGCTCGTCGATGCTGGCCGTCTGGCCGAGCGCGTGCTGCTTCGCGGCTTTGAGCTGGTCCTCGATGTCGCCGCACCACTTCACCGTGCGCTCGGCGTCGGCGAAGTCCTGGTCGGTCTGAAGGTCAGTGCTGATGCCCTGGAAGACCGCGATCGCAGCGTCCCGGAAGTAGGGGAGATTCGACGCGGTGACGAGCCCGCTTACCTCGATGTGAAGCGCCGGCAGCTGGTCCGGCGTGCGACCGACAGGCACGGGTGCCGCTTCCGGTTCGGGTACGTAGGCGGCAACGTCGGCGTCGAACTGAGCCCAGGCGGCGAGCAGCTTGGGGATGTCGTCAGCCACCTCGCACCGAGTGACGGCCACCGCAACCGTTCCATCCTCCGTTCCGTCGCCGACGAAATAGAAGCAGGTGTGCGCCGAGTCGCAGACAGCGAACTGCTGGACGATCTGCCAGTAGTCCTGCGGCGGAAGTTCGCCGCGCGCGACACATGCCGCCTTTTCCGCGTTCGACTGCTTCGCCTCGAAGATCACGTCCTCGGACAGCGTCACGCCGTCGAAGCTGGCGCCGAGGTATCCGTCGTCGCTGACGCCGGTGACCGGATACAGGTCCTCGCCGATCAGCTTCTCGGCCAGCGCTCGCAGCAGCGGCTCGACCTTGTGCCCGTCGTCGAATCGCTTCTGCGTCGCGTCATCGATCTCGCGGTCGACGCCCGACGCGCACTGGCGCACCAGCTGCGCGCGGGTGACGTAGGGAGAGGCGCCCATCATCGCCGGCGCGTCGCTGGCGTTGCGGGTAGTGCGGCGGTGAGCCAGCCACTCGGGGCTGCCCTGCTGCAGTGTCAGCGTCTTCATGCCTGGTCGTCCTCCGGCTGCTCTTCGTCAGCCAGCGGGAAGTCGGGGTTCGGCTCGGGCTTCTTCTCGGGCTCGCGTATCGCCTTCAGCTGCTCCTCGGTGAAGCGGCCCTTCGTCTGCAGCACGGCGATCAGATCGTCGGCGGACTTCTTTCCGGATGCGATCAGCGCGCGCCAGGCGTTGAGGTTCTTCTCGAACTCCGCCTGCTCGTAGAACTTGAGCTCCGTCGTGGGCGGCTTGGCGGGCTGCTGCTGCACGGTGCCGAACGCGTCCTCTGGCGTGGTGTCGCCGTCCTTGATGGCCGTCAGCAGGCCCCGCAGCACGACCAGGTGCTCGAGGCCGATGTCCTGCGTGCCGGCGACTTCGAGCTTCGCGCAGATTTGCTCCGGGGTGACGCCGAACTTCTGGAAGGCCGCGATCGCGTCGGCACGGCGGTTGGCCAGCGTCTTGACGTCGCCCATCACCACCTGCCGCGCGGCGCCGTACATGTCGTCCCAGAAGGCCTTCGGGACGCCCTTAAGGATGGCGTTTCGAAGCGCGATCGAGCAGGCCGCGTTCGCGGTCACGCCGATCATGTCCGGCTTGTAGCGCTTGCCGTGCTTGTCGACGATGCGGCGCTGCACCTCGTAGGTGATCGCCACGTTGCGCTCGAGGTCGTGGAACACGCCCTGCGCCGTGACGAATTCGCCGCGGTCGTCGACCACGCGCGCGCCGGCGCGGCAGTTGCCCCAGGCAGACGCGACCACCTCGGCGAAGCGCGCGCTCGGGCCCTCGATCGTCTTGCCGTCGCGGGGCAGCGCGTAGATGCACTGCTCGGCGACCGCTTCGTTCAGCGTCACCATCTGCAGCGCCTCACGCCGGAACCGGGTGAGGTTGCGGGGGAAACGGTGCGCGGTGGCGATCTGCTGGTCGATCTCGGACTTGTTGAGCAGGGAGACCATGCTGCTCCCTGCATCCATGCCGCCGCCGACTTCGCGGACGACTTCTTCCTGTGCTGCTGCGTTCATGGGTTCTCTCATGGGAAGGCGCGCGCCGTGCGCTACGCCGGGAAAAGTTGCCGGTCTTTCCCGGCTGTCAGCGGCGTTGCATCCGCACCACTCGTTCACGCATGAGCTTTCGCTGCGACCGGGTTCATGGGCGGGCCCGGTGCCGCCTTGCTGGCTTCGGGGAAACGCGGCCAGCGCGCGCGGGGATTAAGCGGCTGCGGGCAAGCCTTCGCCGTCGTCGGCGGCGAGGTCTTCCTGCGCTGGCTTCGCGGTGGGCGGGGTCAGCGACAGCTGGATTTCGCCGCGGCGCCACGCGGACAGCAGCGCGGCGTCATCGTCTTCGTCGATGCGCACGGCGATGGCCAGCGTGAGCTCGATGCTGCCGCCCTCGATGGGCGTGAACGCGAGCTTCTTGACCTTCGCGTCGAGGAAGAACACCGGGTCGATGTGCTCGAGCAGCGAGTGCAGGTAGACCTCGTAGTCCTCGAACTCCTGCGACAGCTTCTGCTCCCCGAGGAACGGCAACGCGAGCGCGGTCAGGTTATTGCCGTCGATTGGCAGCGCCTGCTGCTCGCCCTTGCCAGGCTTGGCGAAGAAGGCCTTCCGCAGCTTCGGGTCGATGAGGTCTAGCAGCAGGCTGCTGGCCTTCATCTCGATCGCGATGTCGACGGCCGCGACCTTCTGGTCGCCGTGGTTCTGCTTGCGGAAGTTGACGTTCGTGATCGTCGCGTCGTGCTTGTCGAGGGAGAACATGCAGGGTCCTTTGGGTGAAGTCCGGGCTCAGCGGACGATGCGAAGCAGGCGGCGGCGCGGCGGCAGGGCCGCGACCTTGTTGTCGCGCGTCGCCTCAGACTGGGCGACGTAGCGCTCGCGGTTTTCGAAGCGCAGCAGCTCTTCCTTCGGGCAGGTGACGTAGCGGCTCGGCGGATCGCGATCGCCATGCGCTTCTGGAAGGCGTGGATGCAGCAGGCTCATCGATCGAACCCTCGGAAACGGCGCGTCTCCACCAGGTCGAAGCCGATGCAGCCGACGACGACAGCAGCAATGACGACCCAGGCGATGACTTGACCGGCGCTCATGCGCACACCGGTTCGGCGTGCTTGCGAAGGCCGGCGCGCACCAGCGAGACCACGCGCCCCGCGCTCGCGCCACCCTTCAGGTACTCCCGCTTCGCGTCCTGCGCGGCGCGGAAGGCCAGGTGGTCGGAGTAGCCGAGGTTCCGCGCGGCGATGTTGATCTGCGCGAACACGCCCTGCGCCTTCGCCTGCTTCGTCTCGTGGAGCGGGATGACGATGCCCATGTCACTTGCCTCCCTGTTGGCGCTCGCCCGGCGAGGACGGCGCGTGGTGTTCGGTCGCTTCGCGCAATTCGCGCTCGGCGGTGGATTCGTCGGCGGGGTAGCGCTCCGCGAGCCAGCGGCGCAGCGAATGGCGCGTGCGCCGGACTTCGCCTTCTGTCGGCCAGTCGAACTCAACGGCGCTCACGGCTCACCTCGGCGATCTTCGCGAGCAGGATTCGCACGGTGATGGCGTTGCAACGCGCGACGGGGCCTGGCACTTCCGGCAGCACCGGAATCGCATCGAGGTCGCGCGTGATCGCGGTCGCGGCGATGTCGCGCGCGGTGAAGTTGTCGCGCGAGGTGCACATCGGCGGCTGGAACACCGGGCGGTGGCAGCGCTTGTTCCAGAAGGCCATCACGCCGCTCCCTGCTGCGCCCCGAAGACGGAGCGGAACATCGCGTCGAAGCCGCGGAAGTTCGTGATCGCGGCCGCCGTGTCCAGCTGCATCTGCCGTTCGAAGCGGTTTGGCTCACGCGGCGGCAGACGGACCGGCCGGAACGCGCGGATGCACCGCTCCCGGTATTGCCGCCCCATCGTTGGCGCGCGGTAGGCGCGCAGGTAGAGGCGACGGGCGCGGGCGACCAGGACGAGCGGATCGGTCTCCGCCCACGTCACCCAGCCGCCGAAGCAAAGTTCGTTCGGGCAGAGCGCCGGCTCTTCGCATTGCGGGTCCTGCCGGGCGCTGCGATTGATCGTGACCTCGCCGAACCCATCGCAGGTGCGGCAAACGTGTGCGGTCGTGGTGTTGCGCGGGGCGGCCATTACGCGGCCCTCCGGAGCGGCTGCTCGGCGCATTCCCACGCCTTCGCGCCCATGTAGATCGCCCAGCCGCCGGCGATGGGATCGCGAGCGAGGATCTCGTCGGCGATGTCATGCGCCTGCTGCTCTTCCTCCGCAGTCGCGCCGCTGCGCGCGGCACGGGCATGAAGCTGGACGTGCACCTGCTCGGGGATCGACTGCATGAAGCGCGTCGAGCGCGGCAGGACCGTGGCGGACAAGGCGCTCACAGCTCGCACCCCTCGTGGTCCCACCAGGGGCGGAGGGGCGAGGCTGCGACCATCCGCTGCGCCTGCGCGCGGTCTTCGTGGCCAGACTGGGGGTCCGCGTACGGCGCCCGCTGCTCGTTCGACTGGTCCGGATTCATCCTGCTACCCCTCCGCCCCTCAAAAGCGGGGGCGTGGGATGATTATGCAAAACCGGATAGCTGATGCAATCCCGTACGGGATAATTTTCACGACTTGCCGACGAACGGTCGTCACAGAAACGAAAAGCCCGCCACGAGGGCGGGCTTGGCTACCGGCGGTCGCTCCGGCTACTGCTGGACTTGCGTGTCTGAGGCGCCGGAGGTGGACCGGATCAGCTTACCGTCCGCGCCGAAGACCAGCACCAGCGACTGGTTGGCGACGTCGGCATTCGCGCCGAAGAGACCGTGCTGCTTCACCGTCGTGTGCGCGTACGTCAGCACCGTGCGCCCGTCGCTGGTGGTCACCGTCTGGAAGGGCGGCCCGAGTAGGGCTTGCGCCTGGCTGATCGTCGTCTGCCCGGGCTGCAGCTGTGCCGCGGCGGCGGCATCAAGCTCGCGCCCGACGTTCGTCGTGGTCGAACAACTCGCCAGTAATGCAGCCAATGCCGCTGCGACCAGCGCGTGCCTCATCCGCCCGTACCGCACCATACGTCCTCCATCGGCCTCAGCAGGCCAGCGTCCTCGAACGAAACGTCGTGGCGGATGCAGTCGAGCGCGCGCTCCAGATCGCAATGGAGCTGGACGAGTTCAGCATCGGAAAGGTCCTCGATCGAGCCCTTCCCGATGGTCGCCTGGTTGACGATCAGGTCAACCCCGAACGGCCGATACGACGTCTTCAGCGTTCGGATCATGCGCAGGTGCGACTCGCGCGTGACCGCATCCATTCCGCCTTGGGGCCGGTAGGGCTGGGGCTTGACCAGGTGAAGGACGACGGGCTTTCCCGACTGCTTCTCGCTTCCCTTCCCACCTTGGACGACGGTCAGGGCAGGGCGCTTCTCCTGCATTCCCATCGCCTCGGCCATCCGTTGTGCCAGTTCCTTCAGTCGCTCGTCGCTGATCATCCCCCCTCCTCCTAGCCGGCTGCACGTAACCTCGCAGCCAAGGTCCGGGAGGCGTCAGCGAACCGACTGCCATCAAGGACGCCAGCGGACCCTTCTTCCCGGGCCACCTGCATCGCGAAGTAGAGCCGCGTCGCATAGGTCTCGGGCAGGGCCAGCTCAGGGGCGATCTCGTCGAGGAACCGCACCAGTTTGACTGCCGCCTCGACTATGACGGCCTCCGATCCCGCCACTTGAGACGCCTCGGCATTTCGGCTGGATAGGTCCTGAAGCATTAACTCCGCCAGGCTCACGCCCAGATACGCGGCCAGCTTCCCAAGCTTCTCGGGATTGTCCTTGCGGATGCCGGACGGCTTGTCCGGATTCATGTAGCGCTGCAGCCAGGTCTGGCCGATCCCGGCGCCCTCGGCCACCTCGTTGATGCTCCGCCGGCCCATCAGGTGGCGGATGTTGGCGCGCGCGTAATCCATACCCGGATGCTGCCGGGCGCCGTTCGTCGGCGGAAATGCGAAACGGGATTCCAAACCTATCCGGAATGGGATAGGGTGCACCGCTATGCACCCATCCGAAGCAATCGAGAAGCTCCTATCCACTGGCCACCTCACCGAAACCCAGATCGGGGAGCGGGTGGGCGCGCGCCAGTCGACGATCAACAGGATCCGGCACCGAAAGCTCGAGCCGAAGTACGAGCTCGGCAAGGCGCTGGTCGATTGGGCTGAGGAGACGCCCCCCGAGGACCCCGAGCACTCGCGCCGAACACTGGCCGCGGATGACAGGGGCGCGGCCCAGGCAGATGGAGTTCCGGTTCAACCGCTGAAACGTGCTGCCTGACATCGCGTGCCGATCCCTTGTGGCTCGGCGGCATCTCACCGACTGCGACGCATCCTCGCCATGACGAATTCTCCTCAGCCAGCAGAGACCCGCTCCCGGACCGTTCTGCGTTACACGCGCCAGGCCATCAAGGACGGGCGCCTGAAGGTCCTCCCGTTCTCCGAACGCGTGTCGGCCGCCTACCTCGCCGACGTGCCACCGGAAGACCGCGTGGTGCACATCCACGAGGACGGCGAGAGCGCCGACAGCGCGCTCAAGGCCCGCAAGCACAACCACCAGGTCATCGACCGCCTCATCAACGGCCAGGTCAAAACCTTCCCGGCCGACCTCGAGGACGCGTGGGTCGCCTGTCTCCCCGAGACGTACCGCACGCGCTGCATCCGCGAACTCGCCGCGCGCCGCGGGCTGGTGACGATGCCGGACCCGCGCGCGACCGACGGCGCGGGCATCCAGACGGCCGACATGTCCGACCTGCTGCGGGAAGTGGGCGAGACCGCCACGCGCCTCGCGCCGATCTTTGCCGACGGCAAGGTCGACGCGCAGGACCTGCCGCACATCGGCCCAGCCCTCGAGGAACTCGGCGATCTCCTGCAGGCCACGCTCCAGCTGCATCGTCGTCTGACGAAGGTGATGACCGAGGCCGCGTCGCCTACGAACGTCAGTCCGCTCCGAAAGCAGGCGGGCTGAGCCATGTCGACAGGGGGCATGGAAAGAAAGGAAAGGGAAGGGGGCGCACTCCCCCAAGCCGAATCTGCCACGGGTGAAGTAAACGCGACGTCCACGGCGGAGGAATGCGCCCTGGCGGCCGTACGCGGCGACCTCGGCCCGCTTTCCCCTGACGAGCTCGCCACATTCCGCTCTTCCGTCGCGCGCGAGTACGCGCGTGCAGAGGCGCGCCGTGCGCCGTCACCGCAGCTCAACCTTCCGGAGGCTGCGTAAGTGGCACGCATCCGCTCCATCAAGCCCGAATTCTGGTCCAGCGAGCAGGTGATGGAATGCTCGCCGACATCTCGGCTGCTCTTCATCGGCCTCTGGAACTTCTGCGACGACGGCGGCAACCACGTCGACAGCGCGAAGACAATCAAGGCCGAAATCTTCCCCGGTGACGACATCAGCTCGACGGACGTTCGTCGAATGCTCGACGAGCTGTCGTCGAATGGTTTGATCGTCTATTACACCCACGAAAACAAGACTTTCCTGCACGTCACCGGGTGGCATCACCAGAAGATCGACCGCCCGACGATGAAGCATCCGCCATTTCGGGGGGCTGTTTCGGAAGGTGCTCGACGAGCCCTCGACGAGTCCTCACCCCCGGAGGGGAGGGGAGGGGAAGGGAGTGGAGAGGAATGGAAGGGAGGAGAGCCTTCGTCCGCGCCGCTGGCGCTGACCGCCGATCCACCTGCCGACCTGCAGACCAGGAGAGCAGGGCGCATCCAGCAGATCGCTGAAGAGGCTAGGGAGGCTTACAACCGAATCCTCGCCAAGCCGAACGGTCTCCTGCCGGCATGCACGGTGCTGAACAAGCCGCGGCTGAAGGCCGTCGAGAAGGCGCTCCCGACCGCGCGGCTGATCTGCGCGCAGCTCTACGGCAACGAGCGGATCACGCCCAGGTTCTGGGAGGACTACTTCACCGAGGCCTCGCTCGACGACTTCCACGCGGGCCGGAAGAAGGGCGGCCCCGGACATGAGGGCTGGAAGCCGGACCTGGAATTCCTTCTGCGCGAAGAGGTCATGGCGAAGCTGTTCGACCGAGCCTCGTCCGAGGACGCCGCATGAACGCCCGCATGCGCGAAGACAGCCGGATCGAGCACCTGCGCGTGCCGCCGAGCAGCATCGAGGCCGAGCAGGCCGTGCTCGGTGGCCTGATGTTGGCACCAGATGCGCGCCGCAGCCGCGAGTGGTTCGAAACCGTGGCGGAGATCGTCACCGGCGACAGCTTCTACCGTCGCGACCACCAGCTGATCTGGGAGGCGATGCAGCACCAGAAGGAAAAGGGCCGTGGGTTCGACGCGGTCACGCTCGGCGAGTGGTTCGAATCGATGGGCCAGTCTGACATCGTCGCCGGCGGCGCCTATCTGATCGAACTGGCCAGCACCACGCCGAGCGCGGCGAATATCCGCGCATACGCCGAGATCGTCGCCGACAAATATCAGCTCCGTCGGCTGATCGAGGTCGGTTCGCACATGGTGAACGCCGGCTTCAATCCGGAAGGCCGCGACACCCTCGAGATCATCGGCGAGGCGCAGAGCCGGGTCGGCGGCCTGTTGGACACCCAGCCCTGCGACCTGGAGCCGATCGCGCCGGTGATGCAGCGTGTGTTTGATCGGGTGCACGACCGTTACAACCGCGGCGGCGGCATTCAAGGCCTGCCCACCGGCATCGACGACCTCGACCCGTTGATCGACGGGCTCAAGCCCGGCCTGATCCTGCTCGCCGCACGTCCGAAGATGGGCAAGACCACGCTCGCCCAGAACCTAGCGGAAGTGGTCGCGCTCGTGCACAAGAAGGCCGTGGCGGTCTTTACGTTCGAGATGCAGCCCGAAGAGCTAGGCGATCGCATGCTGTCGTCGCAGGCAGACGTCGACGCCGACCGCGTTCGCCGCGGCGACCTCGATGACGCCGACTGGTCCAACGTCTCCGCGCTGATGCGCAAGCTGCGCTCGGCGCAGATTTTCGTTTCGCGCCCTCGCAACGCGCGCGTCGAGCACGTCGTCGCCCAGGCGCGACGCCAGCACTCGCGCACGCCACTCGGCCTGATCGTGATCGACTACCTGCAGCTGATGCAGGTCAGTGGGGACAACCGCGCTCAGGGCATCGGCGACATCACCCGCGCGCTGAAGCTACTGGCCAGCGAAATCAAGGTGCCGATCCTGCTGCTGTCGCAGCTCAACCGCGACCTCGAGAAGCGCGACGACAAGCGGCCGAGGCCTTCGGACCTGCGCGACTCCGGCGCGATCGAGCAGGACGCCGACGCGGTGATCTTCATCTACCGCGACGAGGTCTACGACCGGAACAGCCGATGGAAAGGCACAGCCGAGATCATCGTCGCCCTGCAGCGCAACGGCCCGCCAGGCGACGTGCGCGTGCGCTATCGGCCCGATCGTTTCCGGTTCGAGAACCTGCCCGACGACTGGGAGCCTGAGCCTCTTCCAGAGAAGGAAGAAAAGGCGCAGCGCCGCGGCTTCCGTAAGGGCGGCAACCAGGCGGCTGAAGCCGCGGCGGGTGACCGGTGAGCAAGAGCGCCCTCGCCAAGGCCAAGCAGAAGCTGCGCACGCGCGACATCCGCGTGACCGTGATGCGCGTGATGATCCCCGAGACGGGCGAGCTGATCGGCGCGCTGGTGCCGGATCACCCTGTTGATCGTCGCTCGATGCGCGAGCGCAAGTTCAACGTCGGCAAGAAGCTGCGCGCAACGCTACGCCAGGACCGCAACCCCAAGTTTTGGGGCAAGGCGCACGTGCTCGGTGGATGGCTGGCGAACAACGTCGAGTGGTGCCAGGGCCTCGACATGCACGCGGCCCTGAAGCGGCTACAGGAGCGGTCGGGCATTGGCTGCGACACGCGCCAGATCAATGCCAGCCCGATCGTCGACGCAATCCTGACGGCAGCCGAGACGCTTCTCGGTGAAGCGGCGCGCCGAATGTTGGCCGCGGTCCTGCCTGAGCTGAAGACCATCGAGATCACCGAGGCCGCGTCGCTCAACTTCGACGACATGGACGAGGGCGAGTTCTCCTTGCTCTGGGACGGCGGCAATGGCGAAGGCGGGTGGATCGGCTGGCTGCGTCGCGAAGTGTTCGGCGGGCTCGATCAGGTTTCACGTGAAGAAGTCGAACTGATCATCCAGAAGCCGGAGCAGGGCGCATGAAGCGAAGCAAGCCCCTGCAGCGCCGAACGCCGCTCAAGCCCGGCAAGCCGCTCAAGTCGTTCCGCAAGAAGCGGCGGCCAGGCAATCGTGCGATGACCGCAACCGAAGGCGCGATCGTGTCGACCGCGAAGCAGACGCTGTGCGTCGCCTGCCTGGTGTGGGCAGAGGCCGGGAACATGCCGATGGAAGACGTCGCGGTCTGCTGTGACTGGAACCACACGAAGAGCGGAAACATCCGCCGCGGCCACGACAAGGGCTTCGCAGGCTGTCTCTGGCATCACCGCGGTCGCGTCGAATTGGACGGCTGGACGATCCGGCGCACGCGCAACCACTTCGGCCCCAGCTTGATGGACGGCTCGCGCCTCTTTCATGCGACGTACGGGTCCGACGACTACCTGATCGGCCGGCAGCGCGAACTGCTCGGCCTTCCACCAACCCAAGCCGCCTGAGGAACGCACATGTCCCACCTCTGCCACGCGAACCTTTGCGTCACGCCATGTCGACCCGAGCACCTGATGTGCCCGCGTCATTGGGCGATGGTGCCGGCTGACGTGCAGCAGGAAGTGCTGCATCACTACAGGCCGGGCCAGTGCAACGACATGCGCCCGTCGCCGGAGTGGTTCGCAGCCGCAAAGCTCGCTGTCGCGTTGGTGGCGCAGCGGGAAGGCAAGCCGACATCAAGGGCGCAGCGAGAACTGCTCGCCGCCCTAGCCAACTGAGGAACGCACATGGATGCCTATTTCGATCTTCTGTTGACGCGCGCCGCGCTGTTGATCTTTGGCTGGTGGATTCTGCCGCTTGCCGTTATCGGCGCTTGGATTGGCGATCTCGGAAGGCCGCACAGGCTTACGTTGCGCGAGGACTTCGCCATCGCATGGAGAGTCATCCGCGATGAATGGCGCGGTTGACGGGCACCCAACTGAGGAACGCACATGGAGCGCAATGAGGCAGAACGCAAGAGTGACCGACTGGCCGAGGCCGAGCACCTGTTGGGGCTCGCGCTGGTCGCCCTGACGGAATCAGGCGCGGACGGCTTCTATCACCGCCCGAGCGATGGCCGCCGCGTGTCGGTCTGCGACGAGATCAACGGCTTCATTTCGCGAGGGTGCGGCAATGCGTGAATCAATCGAATCGGCCATTGAGTGCTTGATTGCTCGCAAGTACGACGAGGCGCTAGCCCATCTACAGGCAACGCGCGCTGCCAGCGCAGACACGAAGGCTTCGCGGCTGCATGTCCTAGAGGCGATGAACCCCGACGGGGATTTCGCAATCGCCTACCCGTTCGATTGGGAATGCCAGCTTCGTGAGGCGCGGGTTCATGTGGCGGAGCTTATCGCGGCGGCAAGGAACCACATGAATGTCATTGGGTGTGGGACGGCGCTTGATTGCGACTGCTGCAACCGCCTGCGTGACGCCATCGCCAGTGTCGAGGGCGAGCCATGAGCGGGAAGCCTATTAACGTGCTTGCGGCGATGGATGGCGTCCGTAGCGCGGTGAATTGCGGGGCCGTCCATTACGGCGAGTGGATCGCTGCGACTCCACATCGTGGCTATGAACCCTTGCCGCAAGTGGTCGAGTCTGTCGCAAAGGTCGAGCAGGCCCGCACCGCCGTCGCAGACCTGATCGCAGCAGCGCGAGACGTTGAGCCGTGGTTGAAGCGATTCAGCACGAACTTCGATGAAAACGTCGCGCTCTCAGCGTTTCGAGCCGCCCTCGCCAACATAGGTGGAACCCATGACGACTGACCAGCTAGAGCGGGCGTTGCGCCGTGCCTTCGCGCTCGGAGAAGTGCATTGGCGGCAGTCAGACAGCGAATCCTTCTCGGAGAACCGTAAGGCCGACGAGACGCGCGCCAAGTTCAATGCGCTCATTGCCGAGACCATCGCCCTCGCCACCTCCGCCAACCTCAAGGAGCCGCAACATGGAACGGAGTGAAAACGTGGTGCACCACAGCGACCGGACTGCCGTGCGCGCCATCGAGCGCGGCGAACTGCGCGGCGTGTGTGCCCAGCGGAAGCGGAAGCTGCGGAAGCGCGGTGTGCGCGTCTTTTGGTCCGAGTGGCTCGGATCGTGGGCGTGGAATCCGAACGACGAACCCAAGGAGCCGCAGTCGCCATGAGTGGGAAGGATATCCAGGCGGCCCACGTCGCTGTATTGGAGGCGATTCTGGAAGAAAACGAGCGCGTGCAGCTCAAGTTTCCTGACGGCGACTGGTGGCAGGCCGAGTGCGATGCGCTACGTGCCGCCATTGCCGCCCTCACCGCCAGCCCGCAGGCCGCGCCGGGGGTTCTTGTGCGGCGTGATGCGCGTGGGCTGATCGCCAGCGTTGAGGTTGGTGGAAAGACTGTTGCCACCAACCCTGAGTACGTGCTGGATGACCGCCCGCAGGCCGCGCCGGAGGGTGGGGATGTGTCCTTGCGTGAACGGCTGCTGCGCGAATCCGAATGGATCGGGCACACGCAGGAAACGCGGCTGCTGTTCCGTGAGGCGGCATCGGCCCTACTGCCAGCCAGCCCGCAGGTGCAGGGCGTGGAGGCGTCATTGCGAGCCGCGCTTACGCGACTGCTGCAAGTGTACGACGACAGCGCAAGCGAGTTTGAGGCTGCCGATGCCGCGCAACAGGCACGGGATGCGCTGGCAGCCACCCCGCAGCGCGCGCCGGGGGTGGATGCGCTTCGGATCGCCGGCTGGCAGGTGGTGGACGACAAGGCGTGCCAGCGCCGCATGTTCGCCTTCCGGCCTGATGCCGAGGCGTTCGCTGCGGCATTGCCGGAGCCGCGTATCGAGACGCTATGGAGCGGCTACGAGCGTCCGAACGATCCGACTGCCGCCCTCGCCAGCGGGCCGAGCGGGGCGGATGGGTGGGTGCTGGTGCCGCGCGAACCGACGCCGGAAATGGTCGACGCGGGTTATCTCCACACGGGCTATGTCGGACTGCCGCAGGACATCTACGCCGCCATGCTCGCAGCCGCCCCCGCCGCGCAGGACCAGGGGGAAGGCAATGGGTGAGCTATCGCTGCTGGACCGTGCCGCCGAAGTGCGCGCCAAGGCCCAAGAGGTGCGCCAGTTAGCCGACCAAGTGAAGGCCGCTGGCGGCGAATGGGTCGGCTACAGCATCGCTGCCGAGGAATCCGTCGAGATCGGCCATTCCGGCCTGCGCCATGCGTGGACGATGCTCGATCGCTTCGGCCAGCAGCTTCGCGCCGAACTTGACCGAGCGAAGAAGGAGCCTCGCCATGACTGAAACCGCTATAAGCGAGGCGCTGGAACTAGCCGACATGCTGCAAACGTTCGCATACGAGCAGGGCTTCCACGAGTGCGGCTATGACCCGATCAAGCGGCTGCGCGCCCACATCGCCGACCTCCAATCCCAACTCGCGGCCCAGCGGGAGCGGGATGGGCGGGATGCGGAACGGTATCGGTGGATTCGCATGAGGGCATCCTCCGGGCCGACCGCATTTGAGGCAGTGGAGGACGCCGCGTGGACTTCCTATTACGGCCTGCCGCACAACTTCGACATGAACATTGACGAGGCGATGGCGTTGGAAGCCGCGCTGGTTCCCGTGCATGGTGGGGAGGGGAAGTAGATGCTGATCCTCGCAATCGATCCGGGCACCACGAAGTCGGGCTGGTGCAGGTATTCCGACGGTGTCGTCATCTCTTCAGGGGTGATGGAGAACAGCGACATGCTCGACTCGATCGAGCAAGGGATTGCTGCGGACGTTCTCGCGGTGGAAATGGTCGCGAGCTACGGCATGGCGGTCGGCGCCGAAGTCTTCCGCACGGTCTGGTGGACGGGGCGCTTCGCGGAAGCGTGGAGGAAGCGCACGGGGAACCTTCCAGTCGAGGTTTACCGCATGGCCGTGAAGCTCCATCTCTGCGGCTCGCCGCGTGCCAAGGACGCCAACATCCGGCAGGCGCTTATCGATCTCTACGGCCCGGGCAAAGAAAAGGCGATCGGCAAGAAGGCATCACCCGGTCCGCTGTTCGGCGTCACCTCGCACGCCTGGCCAGCCCTCGCTGTCGCAGTGACCGCGCATTCGCAGCTCACCTCTCTCAGGAGTGCCGCCGCATGACCACGTCGCCGAGCAACTTCGCCGGATTGATGGACACCCGCGTCGCGTTGGGGAAGGGAGGACGAGACGGCCATCCGTGCGCCTACTGCTGGCCGGCGCTGGTGCATGCCACCAGGAAGGACGGAACGGGACGCTACTGCTGCACGTGTTGCGCCGAACGGCTGCACCTGCAGCTATTCGATGCGCCCCCGCCGGCATTGCCCCGCGCCGCATGAGCGACCTGACGAGGCCGGAGCGCGCGGCGCAGATCAGGCAGGCGAAGCGGTACAGGGCAGCGATCGAGAAGAAGGGCTTGTGCTGTGCATGCAAGTTCCGCGATCGCAGCGAGACATGGTGGGGCAGGAACGTATGTAGGTTCGGGCAGCAACGGATGCACCCGCAATGCGAGAAGGACGGCAAGGGCGTGCGGTTCGAGTTCGATCCGGATTGCCTCGACCAATTCAAAGACGCGGCGTAAGCAGGGGGAACATCCAATGGCGGGCAGTGCGCTCAAAGATCAACTCAAGGCGTGGGGGAACGCGACGGCCACTCGCTACGCCGCGAACGAGGACGGGCCCAGCCAGGGCGACAGCGTGCTCGCCCGGCAGCGCGAGCTCGGCATGCGCTCGCGGCTGAAGCGCGAACAGGAGCGCGAGATCGTCGGGCGTTCCGGCGAGGACCGGCGTCGCTTCATGGCGGCGAAAATCAGCCAGCAGTCGGGCGGAAAGCTGCGGCTCACGATCGTGCCGCTGTGGGCGGTGGATCCGATCCCATCGCGCAACGATGCGGACAGGCCGCACGACAACCCGCGCGCGGTCGTCGACCTCGGCATCCCGGACGAGCTGATGTGGATCGAGCGGGCCTACATCCAGCTCAAGCGCCAGCACGGCCTGCGAGCGCTGTGCTTCTACGAGGAGTTCTGCACGCCGGGGACGCAAGGCGCGAAGGCCGCGCGCGTCGAGCGGGCCTACGGCGGCAAGCTATCGAAGGACCAATACTGCCGCGAGCTGGCCAAGGCGCTGATCTTCTTCGACTCGAAGAGGGCGGCGTGATGGCCTACGAGGCGTTCTCGGCGCTGCGCGTTTACTTCCCCGATCTGTGGGACGCCGGCGAGAAGCGTCGGCCGGACGTTCTGCTCGCAGAGACCGTTGGCTCCGCGCCGGCGCTCTGCCGGGCATGGGTACCGCAGACCCTCGGCGAGCAGATATGGGTTGTCTACGAGTTCCCCAGTGAGGCTGAGCGCGTTGCTTGGGAGCAGGGGCTGCCACCGCTCCTCGCGAAAATGCTCGACCGGGACCTGATTCCCCGCGCGCTCGGATGGGTGGCCGGATAGCCTTCACCCCCCGTTGACAATTTGCGCTGCGAATCCTACGATTCCCGGCACATTGGAAAAGTCCCTCTGAAGCCCTGCCAGCGATGGCGGGGCTTCTGCGTTTCCGGAAGAAAGAAAGAGCCCGGCTGGACCCCGGGCTCCCCTGGAGCTTCACTTCTTCTTCGGACCGGACGGCGGCTTGCGGTTGTGCTCCCCCTCCGTCGTGCTCCGGTGCTTGTTGGCGTAATCCTTCGGCACGAACTGGCCGTTCTTCGAGTTCCGGTAGTCCGTCGGACCCTTGCTCTTGCTGGTGCTCATTGCGGTATTCCCCCGTCGTGCCCCTGATTGGGCAGTTCGAGCATGCCCCACCTAAGGCGGGGCACAAACCGCGCGTTCATGGTCCCTTGAGTAGTCATTCATGGAGGCCCGCCACCCGGCGGGCTTCGTCGTTTTCCGGTCGACCGCCGCACGAAGGCCACCAGGCAGATCGCCGTGAGGCGCCGCCGGCCACGCCGTATCACCCCGCTCATGGGACGGGGCGCCCCCTGTGGCAGACGGCTATCCAGCGGCGGTGACCGGGCTCACCTCTCAACGGGAGGCTGCATGGCCAGCCTGATCGGCATCGCGGGACCGAAGCGCTCCGGGAAAGACACCCTGGGCCGCGGTCTCGCTGCCGCGCTGGGCCTGCAGCAGGACAGCTTCGCCGGCCCGCTGCGCGCCTTCGTGGCGACCATGCTCGGGCTGACGCTGGCCGAGCTCGAAGAGGTCAAGGAAGCGCCGGTGGCGTGGCTGGACGGGGTGACGCCCCGGTCGATGATGCAGACGGTCGGCACCGAATGGGGCCGCCGGATGGTGCACCCCGATCTATGGCTCCGTGCGCTGCTCGCGCGCGTGCCGGCGGAGGGCGCCGTCATCTCGGACGTGCGCTTCCCGAACGAGGCCGAGGCGATCATCGAGCAGGGCGGCGTGGTGATCCGGCTGTCCCGGCCGGGTACGGGGGAAGGCGACGGGCACGCCAGCGAGACGCCGCTGCCGGGCTACCTGGTGACGTTCGAGCTGACCAACGACAGCACACCGGACGACCTGGTCGCCCGCGCGCTGGGCCTGCTGCGCGGGACACCGCAGTACGCGGTCGCGCTACGAGACTGAACGATGGCGGCCCTGGTCGCCCCTTGGAAATCCGCGGCGGAGTTCGAGGCGGACTACCGCCGCGCCGCAGCTGAGGGCATGACGACGGACGCGTTCGCTGCGGCGAACGGCATGTCGCATCGGCGGCTGTACCACTGGAAGGGCCGCTTCGAGGAGGACTTGGGCCGCAAGTTGCCGAGCATGGCCAGCATCCGCGGCCAGCACTTCGGCAAAGCGGTTGACAGCGGGGAGACGCAACGGGAGAAGCTCGCCGCGCTCCAGCGCGAGAACGCAAAACTGCAGGCCGACAACAAGCGGCTCGCAGCGGTGTCCGTCGACCTGGAATCGATCCGCCGGATCATCGGGAAGATCGACGCGAAGCTGACGACGAACGCCCCGGCGTTCGAGATCAAGCACCGCGCCGGAAAGCTGGTACACGGAACCCCGACGCTGAAGCTGTCGGACCTGCACTTCGGGGAGGTGGTCTTCCCGGCGCAGGTGAACCACGTCAACGCTTACAGCACGGCGATCGCAAAGGAACGGCTGAAGCGAGTTGTCTCCGGCGCGGTGAAACTGCTGCGGCAGACGCTGGCGCCTGGGGCGTTTGGCGGCATGGTTTGCGTCCTCGGCGGCGACATGGTCGAGGGAACGATCCACGACGAGATCCGCGACACGGTCGACGAGACCGTGCTCGAGGCCATCATCACGCTGCACGACGAGCTCGTGCCGCACCTGAAGGCGCTTTGCGACGAGTTCGGCCTGCTGCACGTTCCCTGCGTCCCTGGGAATCACGGCCGGATCGACCGCAAGCCGCGGATGAAGAACGGCCCGAAGCTCAACTACGACTGGCTGCTCTACCAATTCATCGCGCGCACCATCGGAAGCGACCCGAAGTACCGCAACCGCATCACGTTCCAGATCCCCGACGGCTACGAGTGCAGCTACCGGGTGCACGGCGTGCGCTACATGCTCACGCACGGCGACAGCTTCAAGGGCGGCGACGGCATCTCCGGCCCGCTGATGCCGTGGATGCGCGGCTCGCTGAAGGCTTCGAAGTCCTACGCGGCGATGGGCATGCCCTTCGACGTGATGCTGATGGGCCACTGGCACCAGCTGCGCTACCTCGGCTCGATCATCGTCAACGGCTCGCTCGTCGGATACAACGAATACGCGCAGAAGATGCACTTCCCGTTCGAGCCGCCGCAACAGGCGCTATGGCTCACGCATCCCGCGCGCGGTCTCACGTTCCAAGAAGCGGTATTCGCAGACGACCCGAAGCCGCAAGGCGAGCGGGACTGGATCAGCGTCCACAAGGCCGCATAGCGGAGCGCCACACATGCCGCGTCGCGGGGTTGATCCAGCGCTCGTCGAGACGCTGAAGACCCTGCTCGCGCAGGCGAAGGCGGGCCGCGTTCGTGGCCTGTTTATCGTCGCCCAGCTGCCGCACGGCGAGAAGTTCGAAGACTGGATCACCGCGGACGCCGACGACTTGATCTTCGGCGTGCGCACCTCGCTGTTCCGCCTCGAGGTCGACGTCGAGCCTCGCCAACCGGCGCCGCCCGAGAAGGACCGCAGCACATGCTGACGCTGACGCCCGATCTGCTGCAGCGGGCGACCGGCTGCGCGCGCGGCATCGCGCTGACCTGGGCGAAGCCGCTGGCCGATGCGTGCGAGGCCTACGAGATCGACACGCCGGCGCGCGTGGCGGCCTTCCTAGCGCAGACGGGGCACGAGTCGGACGGATTCACCCGCACGGTCGAGAACCTGCACTACAGCGCGCCACGGATCCGCGAGCTGGCGACCGCGTCGCCGCCGGGTTCGCGCTGGCATTCGCTGCTGGGCCGGGAAGCGGAACTGTCGCAGAACCCCGCAGGCCTCGCCGAGGCCGTGTACGGCGGGCGCATGGGGAACTCGCAACCCGGCGACGGCTACCGCTTCCGGGGCCGCGGCGTGCTGATGAACACCGGCCGGGCGAACTACGAAGCGGTGCGCGACCTGTTGCGCGAGAAGGTGTCGAGCACGCCGGACCTGATCGCGATGCCCGAAGTGCTCGCCGAGCCGAAGTGGGCCGCTCTCGCCGCGGCTGCCTTCTGGCACGACCACGATCTCAACGTGCTGGCAGACGTCGGCGCATTCGACACCATCACGAAGCGGGTGAACGGCGGCATGGTCGGTGCCAACGACCGTCGCGCGCGCTATGCGAAAGCCAGGGGAGCGCTCGCATGATCGACAACGGCACCGGCGGCGGGCTGGTCATTGGCGGCGTCAGCGTTGGCGCTGCCGCGAAGTGGCTCTGGGATCGCTTCATCACCCAAGGCGGCAGCCCGGAGGCGAAGGCGAACGACCAGCTCGTCGAGCAGCTGTCGCAGCGCATCGCCAACCTGGAAGCACGCCAGACGAAGCAGGAAGCAGACCTCGACGAGGAGCGCCGCCTTCGGCGCCTGGCCGAGGACAAGGTGCACGCACTGCAGCTGGACAACCTGCTGCTGCGGTCCGAACTCCGCCGCCATGGCATCGAAGTCCCTCCGAACACCGTGCTGCCGGCCGAACCATCGCCGGCCGCGCCCGTGGAGTCGTAAGCCGATTCGTCGGCGAGGCAGGTTGCAGTGACCGATTCGAACCAGGCGATCCTCGCGGCGCAGGCCGCGGTGCAAGGATTGGTGGATGTCGTCGGGGAGCGCGACGCGGCCCTCGCGGCTGCCAGCGCCAACATGGCACTGGCCGCGGATGCGTTGGCGGACATGCGCGCGCAGAACGATGCGCTGCGGCAGTCGATCGCGAACCTGCAGGTCGCCAATGACGCGCTGCAGGCGCAGGTTTCTGCGTTGCAGAGCCAGGTCGACCAACTGACGACGCCGACCGGCTACACCCCGATCAAGGCGGACAAGACCGGCTCGGTCGACGCCTCGGCGGCGATCCAGGCGGCGATCGATCAAGGAGGCAAGCAGTACCTGCCAGCCGGGCGCTACCTCGTCGACCCGACGCGCGTCTCGGTCAGCACGACGCGCCAGGAGACAACGGCGATCCAGCTGCGCAACGGCACCGACCTGCTGCTGCACGCAGATGCGGTGCTGGTCTCGAAGCCGCACAACCGCGCGCGCGCCTACGTGCTGTGGGGCAAGGGCCTGACGAACGTGCTGGTGCAGGGCGGGCAGCTCCTCGGCGAGCGCCTGCAGCACACCATGAGCGGGACGGGCACGGACGAGTGGGTACACGGCGTCTCGCTGCAGCAGTGCCAGGCGACGGTGCGCGATCTGCGCGCCACGCGCTTCACTGGCGATGCCTTTAGCGTCTCCGGCGACATCACCCTCGAGCGGGTGAAGGGGCTGGAGTGTCGGCGCCAAGGGCTCAGCATCGGCGCCGGCAAGGTCAGCACGAAGGACTGCGAGTTCTGCAACACCGGGGACCTCACGGTCGACGGCGTGGTCAACCGCGGCACCTCTCCGATGTCGGGAATCGACATCGAGCCGGATGCCGGGGTCGCAGCGGGCGTGAAGATCGAAGGCGGGAAGGTCGCCGACAACTCGCGGGTCGGCATCCAGCTCTACACGCGCAGCGGCACCGGTGCGTCGATCAAGGGTGTGGAGATCCGCGGCGTCGAGATCAAAGGCAACACCAACGGCATCGAGGCGGGCGCGGCAGCGGGCCCCGTCACCGACGTCCTGGTCGCCGGGTGCAACGTCCACGACAACAAGTACGCCGGCAGCAAGTGGGGCGCGAACACCGCGGCCACCATCGGCGGCCCGAACGGCGACGCGAACACCTTCAAGGGCAACGGGTACAAGCCGGTGCAGGCGCTGGCCGGATCGACCGTCAAGGTCCTCGAGAACATCACGGGCTGATCCGGGGACACGACAATGAAGCTGGCCGCACTCCTGGCGCTGGTCCTCACAGGGTGCGGGTGCGTTTCAGCGCCCCGGTTCGGGTCGGTGGAACACACGGCACATCTCATCGAGATGCCGCTCGGCTCATGTTCCGCCACCGCGATCAGCGCGCACTGGCTGGTGACGGCGGCCCACTGCCTGTACGAAGGCGGGCCAGTCACGGCGGTAGACGGGAAGCCAGCGAAGACGCTCGACGTGATGCTGGACGGCCACGACCACGCGCTGGTGCGGGTCGATGGGACGTTCCGATCCTGGGCACCGGTCGGCCGCGTGATGGTGGGCGACCGAGTGCGCCTGATGGGCAACCCGGGCGACTGGCGCAGCGTGTATCGCGTGGGCCTGCTCTCGGCGGTCAATCGCCTGACGGGCTGTCCGCCCGTGCCAGGCATCGTCGCCAAGCAGTGCACGCTGATGCTGTTCCAGCTGATCACTGGAAACGGGGACAGCGGCTCGGGTTACTTCAACGACGCCGGCGAGATCGTCGCCGTGCACACCGGGACGGTACCGCTCGGCTTGGCAGGCATGGCGTTCGCCATCCCGTTCGCCTTTACCGCGCAGCAGTGGGAGGCGGCACAGGGATGAAGTTCAGCCTGCTCCAGTGGTCGCTGCTCGCGAACGTCGTGCTACTCGCGGTTGCGATCGGACTCGGCTGGCACCTCGCCGGCGCGAAGCCGAAGTGCGAGGCCAAGCAGGTGACCGCCGTCGTCGGCGCCAACAACCAGCAGGCGAAGGACACGGCGAAGCGGGACCAGACGCTCGACGGCATCACCGAGAAGGCCAAGGCCGGCACCGGCAAGGCACTGGCCAAGGCAGAGGACCACACGAATGCGCGCGCTTCCGCGATCGATGCTGTGCACGCTTACGGTGGCTGCCGTGCTCCTGTCGGGCTGCCGGACCTACGCCCCGCCGTCGACGAAGCCAACGCCGCCGCTGGCGACTGACTGCCTCGAGCGACCGCAGGGCACTTACACGAACCCACCCGCGCCGCCGGCCACGCTCACCGACGAGTGGGCACGGGCGATGTGGGGCTGGGCGAACCGCACGCTGGGCATCGCCACGAAGGACCGCGAGGCCTGGCGTGGTGAGCGCCAGTGCATCCGCGACAAGGCGAAGACGGGAGCCATCCGATGAGCGCGCTGCTCGGACTGCTATGGGCACTGGGCGTCTTCGCCCTGTGGATCGTGCTGTCGGGCGTTGCGCTGATCCTCTGGCGATGCATCGGCGAACCGCTGTGGAGCGCGCTCGCCGAGACGTGGGCTCGGCAAGAGTGGCCTTGGTGGGTTTGATGGGCGACCTGATCAAGGTGGAGGTCGACGAGCAGGGCATCTTCGGCCGCACGCTCACCGATCTGGAGAAGACCCAGATCCCCTACGCCATGACGCTGGCCATCAACGACACCAGCTTCCAGGTGCGCGAGCAGTGGAACAAGGCGATGCCGCTGGTGTTCGACCGGCCCACGCCGCTGACCCGGAATGCAGTGCTGTACCGCAAGGCGACGAAGACCAACCTCGCGGCCGACATCTTCATTCGCGACGAGGCAACGAAGGGCACGCCCCCGTCTAAGTACCTGCAGCCGGAAGTGGAAGGCGGTCCACGCAGGCAGAAGCGCAGCGAGCGCTGGCTGCAGGCGAGGGGGCTGATGCCGGCCGGGCATTTCGCGGTCCCGGGCTCGGCCGCCAAGCTGGACCAGTACGGCAACCTGCGGGGCGGCGACCTAACGAAGGTACTGTCCGCCTTGCAGGCGCACCCCGATCAGCTGAGCCGCTCCACCGACGAAAGCCGTCACCGCCGCATCAAGCGAGAGATCAAGAAGCAGGGCTTCACCACCGACGTGTTCGCCCTGCGCAAGAAGCGGGGCAAGCTCCAGCCCGGCGTGTACCAGCGCATCGACCTGGGCAGGCTGGGCAGCGCGGTGAAGCCGATCCTTCGCTTCGTGGAGCGGGTGACCTACCGCAAGCGGTACGACATCTTCGGCATCGCCCACAAGGCATTCAACGACCGCTTCGCCCCGAACTTCCGGGCAGCGCTCGATCGCGCCATGGCCACGGCAAGGAAGTGAGGGAGCAGCCATGACGCAGGACCTGCCGGTCGCTCTGGTGGAGCAGCTGAGGGAGAAGGGCTGGGGCCTGCGGCTGGTGCCGGACGTGCAGCGGGTGCGCACCGTCGTGGTCAGCACCGACATGGCCATCCCCGAGGGCAACAGCAGCCGGGTCGCAGACCTCATCCGCGCCTGTGCGGCACGACGCCGCAACAGGACAGGGCGAGAGTGGTAGCGCAATGGGCACGCACCTGCTCGCATCGATCTCGCTCACGCTACTTCTCGTAGCCCTCGACTGGCTGATCGGTCGGTCGTGGAAGCAAGACCAGCAAGCCGGGGGCCCCTGAGAAGGTGGCCCGCTTGGGGGGAATTCGGAC